AGCAAATGGTGTTATTATTAAAATATAAACATAAAACGACGAATAGGAGAAATACATGAATAGTTACGTTTTAGTTAAAAGTGGTTCTTATAGAAACCAACAAATAAAAAACAAAGTCTTTCCATTACTTAAAAATGTACAGGAAAGTAAAACAGGAATGTTTGTTACTGTCGATGGTACAGAAGGCTTTGGATCCGATAAAATTAGGGTAAAAATTAAATCCCCTACTGCAATTACTTTCGTTGATAGGTCAGAATATGCTACACAGGTTGAAGCATCGACACCTAAAGAAAGTTCGAAACTTACTAAACAAGATGAGAAGAGAATCGTTGAAATCCAAGATAGGTTTGAAATCCTAAATGAGATGACAGGTGCTCTTAAGAATAATGACGTTAGAGCAATGATTGTTACAGGACCTCCAGGGGTTGGTAAATCATATGGTGTTGAAACTACACTTGAAGAACAAAGTGGTTTTGATGACCTTGCTGGTAATAGGAAGTTTGAGTTTGTAAAAGGTGCTATGACGGCACTAGGTTTATATGCTAAACTTTATGAGTATTCAGCTCGTGGTAACGTTGTAGTGTTTGATGACTGTGATAGTGTATTACTAGATGACCTTGCATTAAACATTTTAAAGGCGGCACTTGATAGTGGTGCTAGACGTAAAATTTATTGGAATGCTGATTCCTCAAAATTGAGAGCAGAAGGTATTCCTAATAGTTTTGATTTCCAAGGAAGTGTTTGTTTTATTACTAACATTAAATTTGACAATGTTAGAAGTAAAAAACTTAAAGATCACCTAGATGCTTTGATGTCAAGATGTCATTACATTGATTTAACTCTTGATACCGAAAGAGACAAGTATCTTAGAATTATGCAGATTGCTAGAAAAGGCGATTTGTTTCAAGGATACAAAATGGACGAAAGTGAAGAAAAAGAAGTACTTCAATTTATGTTCGAAAAAAGAAAGTTCCTTAGGGAGATGTCATTAAGGATGGCACTAAAGATTGCCGACCTTAAGAAGTTAAGTCCAACAAATTGGAAGAACTTGGCGGCGTCAACTTGTATGCGAAGAGCATAACACAAATTAAAAAAGAGCCTTCGGGCTCTTTTATATACCTTAAGGAAATGATATGCATTTATACAAACCTGAGAATATCGAGTATTGCTTAAAAATAGCAACAGGTATTATAACCAGTCCAATTCCCCCTAGACATATTAGTAAGCCTATTAGTTTGGCAAACTATGATGTTGGCTTTGTCAACAATGCCGTTCGTAGCATAAACAAAGGCGAAGGGTTAAGTGACAGGCAGAGAGAACTATCTGTTAAGTTAGTTAAAAAATATGCAAGACAATATAAACGACTTGGTATAGACATTAGTGAAATTGTAATTAGACCATCGTTTGAAAGTACATTAAGACAAGTTGATAGACTAAGGTACTTTGATATTGAAGAAGAAAAGATTAGTATTAAGTTTCCCTATAATAAAGATATGATTAGAGAGTTTAATGCAATAGCAAAGAAACTACGAGCTTCCAAGAGTATGTTTAATAAAGAAGAAAAGAAATACTATACAGACTATAACGAGTACAACTTTTTATCGTTGTATAATTGGGCGGCAAAATATAACTTTGGTTATTCGGATACTGTTAAAAAACTTTATAATGATTGTCAAAACATCATTAATAATAGAAAAGAATATGCAATACAATTAGTAGTTAATGATGACAAGTGTTTTCTTCGTAATGCTCCAGATAGTCTAAACGAATATTGGGTAAATACTATGAAGTCCGAAAGTCCAATTAAACAAATTGTTTCAGCGGCTGATCAAAATATTGATATTGTTAATAACAGTAGTAAGATAAATTTAAGTTCACTAGGAATAAAAATATTACAAACTCGTGGTGGTAGATTTGATTGGTTAAAAACAAAACCTATTGATATCTATAATTCAGCAGTTAACGAATTTGGGTTTAAAAAGATTGCTTTTATAATAGACGGTAGAACAATGACGGAGGAATTGACACAAAACCTTCTAAATATGGTGTCTAAACTGGGCAAAGACGTCTGTACAGTGCAGTTGAAACATAACAAGCACCACTTTAAGTCCAATAAGACATTGACTTTGGATACTAAATTTGCTATAATAGATAGTGTACAAAGGTATACCAATCCTCGTGTTAAACATGATTGGAAACCTGATTTCGTTATCAGTACAAATACAGTAACAAAATATAGACGTTATGGATTCAATGTAATTGGAGGACAGACTGGAGTTTCATTTAATACTGAGGCTTGGATTTGTCATTATACGTTTGGAACAGAATTAGGAAAAGATAGTGCCGACGGCGAAATTATTAATTAAAGACGAAGTTAACGTATCTATAAAAGGACTAGAGTTAGACGCCCGTAGGCGTTTACTTAATATGTTCAAATACGAAGTACCTTATGCACGATATCTCCCAGCAGTACGTTTAGGAAGATGGGATGGTAAAGTAAGTTATTTTCAATTAGGTGGCAGTACTTACATTAATCTTTTACCACAGATACTTCCGGTATTAGAAGAGATGAAGTATCAAATAGATTTAGATGATCAAAGAGATTATAGAACTGCATTTGAATTTGATAAAGTAGAAGAAGATGCTTTCTCAGACATAATGTGGCCCGAGAATCATCCAGTTGGAGGAACACCTATTGTATTAAGAGATTACCAAGTAGATATTATTAATAACTTTTTAGTTAATCCACAAAGTATGCAAGAGATTGCCACTGGTGCAGGTAAAACATTAATAACGGCGGCATTAAGTAGTAAAGTAGAACAGTATGGAAGAAGTATTGTAATTGTTCCTAACAAAAGCCTAGTAACACAAACAGAAGAAGATTATGTTAATATGGGTTTAGATGTTGGGGTATTTTACGGAGACAGAAAAGAATTTGGACATAAGCATACAATTTGTACATGGCAAAGTTTAAATATTCTTTTAAAGAATACAAAGAACGCAGTAGCACCTATAACTATTGGAGAGTTTATTGAAGATGTAGTATGTGTTATGGTAGACGAAGTGCATATGGCAAAAGCAGATGCATTAAAAACATTATTAACTGGACCAATGTCCACTATACCTATTAGGTGGGGACTAACTGGAACTATACCAAAAGAAGATTTTGAATTTATGAGTCTTCTAGTAAGTTTAGGAGAAGTAGTTGGTCGTAAGAGTGCAAGTGAGTTACAAGAACAAGGTGTACTTGCAAATTGCGAAGTTAATGTAGTACAATTAGTTGACCATGGAGATTATGGCAACTACCAAAGTGAATTGAAATATTTACTTACAAACGAAAAACGTTTAGACTATTTGTCTACACTAATTGGTAAAATTGGTGAAGATGGTAACTCGTTAGTATTAGTTGACAGAGTTGAGTCCGGCAAAGAGTTAGTAAAACGTTTAGGAGACAAAGCAGTTTTTATTAGTGGAGCAACTAAAGTAAATGATAGAAAAGAACACTATGATGAAATTGCAGACGTAGATAATAAGATTATTGTAGCAACATACGGAGTTGCCGCAGTAGGATTGAATATACCAAGAATTTTTAATCTTGTACTAGTAGAACCTGGAAAGAGTTTTGTAAGAGTTATACAAAGTATCGGCAGAGGTATTAGAAAAGCACAAGACAAAGATTTTGTTAAAATATGGGATATTACAAGTACTTGTAAATATGCTAAAAGACATTTAACTAAAAGAAAACACTTCTATAAAGAAGCAAATTATCCCTTTGTTATAGAAAAAACACAATGGGATTAATAATGGAGAGAACAATGGCAGACATGAAGAACGCAAAACCAACACCACCAACACCACCTAAACAACCAGGTATGTTGATGTGGGAAACAGGAGTGCATTACTTCGCTGATCCTTTTACAATGGAATCGACAAAACCAGTCGTACAATGGATTATTGAAAAGAATTTAGCACCCGATAGTGAAAGACCTAAAGAGTTAACATTAATTATTAATAGTCCAGGTGGCGATGTTCATGCCGCATTTGCTCTTATTGATACAATGAAAGCAAGTGGTATTCCTATTAAAACAGTAGGATTAGGAATTATTGCAAGTTGTGGTATACTTACATTTATGGCAGGGACAAAAGGAAAACGTATCCTAACACCAAATACAAGTATTTTATCACATCAATATAGTTGGGGATCAGGCGGAAAAGAACACGAACTTTTTGCTCGTGTTAGAGAGTTTGAATTATCAAGCGAACGTATGGTTGAACACTATAAAAAATGTACAGGTATGACAGAGAAGAAAATTAGAGAGGTATTATTACCAGCAAAAGATGTTTGGCTTTCTGCCAAAGAAGCAGTCAAATATGGTATTGCAGATAAAATTAAAGAGGTATATTAATGCAGATACTTACATTAGAAAATAAAACTTTTGTAATGAACGACCTTCCGGAGGAAGTAGATGATTTAAGATTTGCAGTTTTAGATAATAGCAATCCTAAAGAACCTGATTACTTTTTTATTCCTCTTATTTTTCTTCAAAGTTTCAATGCTCCAGCACTTGTATTAAAGATAGGAGAGCATACAATTAGAATGCCAAGAGATTGGCAATTACTAATCGGTGAAGCAGAAGTAGGAGATTTAGAAGTTGTTCCGTTAACAAGTTTAAATGATAGAGGCTTTAATGCATTTACGTTTAATCCACGTGGCGACTTCCGTCCTGAGTTTTATCCTGTAGAAATTGTAGACGTTTACCAAGAAGTTAAATGGTATTTTCCAAAACTTAAACCTGGGCATCTATTAGCAGTACCTTTATGTGAAGGTGAAAACCCACCTTGTGTTTATTTTGTAGAAGATATAAGTAGAACTTCGGAAGTAGTTGATGTCTCAAAAGTCTGGTAAATTAATTGTTAAAAAGAACGCATACGAATACAGTCTTAAACTGAATGCCCAAGACGAAGAACATTGGCTTGAAACACAGAGACCGTTAATTGAAAATGTAGTAGGATTTTTTAATGATAGACAACTAGTTAATAAAGGTGTAACTGTTAAAATTGACTGGGATCCAGATAATAACAGATGGTATCATATACAATTTGAAAGCATTGATGACGCAAACTTATTTGAAATTACATTTGCAGAATACTTATAAAGGTGTTATAATAAACTATGGCTAGTAAATTACCGCTTAATAGAATACTTGGTGCAATGGATCGTAAACAAAAAGACTTTTACGATACATTAACTGATGAGGAGAAGAAGGCTTTTAGTGCCTTTCTTATGAATCGTTATGCGAGTAGTGTTAAAGGTAATTCATCATTACAAGAATGGTGGCTAATTGCAACAAACAAAAGAGTTAATACAAACTTTTTTGATTTAACTAAACACCCAAAACTACAGTGGTTATTATTAACAACTGCTAGTCCTGGAATGGGTACTGCATTTCATGAATGGATACCGGGTGGAAAAAAGAAAAATGCAGTAAATAACAAAATACTAAAAACACTGAAAACATTGTATCCATTTGCAAAAGAAGACGAACTTGAACTTATGGCAACTATGAATACTAAAGCAGATGTTAAGAAATACTTAATTGCTTTAGGGTATGATGATAAACAGATAAAAGAATTAATATAATGAAAACTATCGATTGTGAATTATTTTTAATGTGGCCCGCAGGAGCAGGAGGCAACTTTTTACAATCTTTATGGACTTGGGGAAGTATAGAAGATATTCCTATCGATAATAACATAAACTTATTTGATGCTTCACCTTTTAAAAGTGTAGCACAGATTGATAACTTAAATGATATTCACAGTGTAGAAAGTTCAACTTTAATTAGTACTCATAATCCAGATGATTTTTATCTAACTAATTATGAGTTTAAATGTAAAGAAGCATGGGCAATAACAATTAACGATTTGAAAACTTGGAAATATGTATGCAATCTTAAAGACTTTAAACGTTATGGACAGCCAACTAATAGAGGAACTAAATCACAATTAAATAGATATACATCTAATGTGAATAAAGTTGCAAATTTAATTGACAATTTGCAGATAATAGATTATAATGAGATATTCGTAAATAGAACTATAT